ACGGATCGTAAAGTGGACACCAAGATGCGCGAATACTTCACTTCGAGGGAGGACGACGGAATTTCGTGAGTAAGAATAAATGCCACGAGGAGAGGTTATTGATAAGAATGCCGACGTTGGACATAAGGGACCAACGAACGATCGCGAACTTTTGCTTAGGGTCGAAAACCTGACCAACGAACAACTGAAAAAGATGCTTACTGATGCCGGGTATGATCCCCGTGACCCGAGGGGCCACAAAGATCCCCACACGAACCTGGTAGACCTAGTGAAAACCAATTTTAGTGACGATGAGCTTCGCAGCAAGCTCCCGAAGGGCGGTCGTCGTGGTCACACCCGTCGTCGCCACGGTCGCCGCCATCGCCGTGGTCGCAGCCGTGGTCGCACGTCTCGGGCTTAAACATTTTCTCCGTCCCTTACATATCCGCGTATTGATGCGAAAACAGTTATCAACCTTGGCGCTTCAAGTAGTAGAACGACAGCAGCAGCTCTCGGTTGCGGTGTCTCGAATTCATCGTGGATTCTTGCCCCATGAAAACGCACTTGAAGCGTCAAGGCACGCACAGGATATATCCAAGCTTATCCGTGAGATTGAGGAGTCCTTGAAAACGAACTTTGACCATTCCCAAGTAAAAGGGAATAATGTCTGATATCACTATGCTCGTTGGAGGCGTGTCATTGTTTCTCGGTGTGTGCTGCTGTCTGGGTGTAGCCGCATCTCTACAGGATGCAACCGCGGTGACGATCCAGGTCACTCGCAATCCAGCTCACTCTGCACCAGAAGAGGCACCCGAAGACCCAGTGGACTTCAACTCGAAACCAAAGTCATCGGAGACAAGCTTGGGCTCGTGACGCTTGACAATCTCACGCATCACCTCCTTGCCACGATCGCCTAGGATTTCAACGAGATAGATCTCCAGATCCTTCTTGGAGAGAGACCATCCCTTCTTCCACTTGTTCGGGCGCTTCACACTGAACATCATATCCGACTCACGAAGATGAATCTGGTCAGGCAACTCTGTATGTGCATACAAGGCTGCAAGATCAAGCTCGACGGTGCGTCGAGAATCGCGAAGCTTAGACGTCTCAGAGTTAAGTTCCGATAGACTCTTGTTGATGCGAAGATACTTGGAGAGAACAGAGGTGAGACTATCCATTGTGATATGCTTTCACCTCACAAGGAAAGTATTCGTTTTAAGCAAGGGTGATGTTCCTCTTCGATCCGGATGAAATCGAGAGACTGCGGCAGACGTGGAACTCTGAGAACAAAGACAGCCAAATTCCAAAAGCAAGCCCGCAGAAAACATGGGAAGCATTGAAACACACTCTTCATGCTAAGTGTAAAACCGGTGAGCCCACATGTATCGTGACATCCATGATGAAGCGCCCACGTGCGCCTAAAACCTGGAAGACGAATCCGACGGAATGGCTATCATCGGACGATATTGACAAGCGCGAACGTGAATACGAACGAGTGTTCAGTGATTATCACTTTGTTGGCTGCGTGCCGATTGATTTTGATTTGAAATCAGATACATCAAAATGCATTGTATCTACACTGTGTTCTATGAAGCTGGATGTCCTCTACAAAAAGGGGTATCGGCGCGTAGGCATTGTATTCAATACAGATGTCCACGACGGACCCGGACAACACTGGATCGCTGCGTTCCTCGACATTCGCCCCGAGCTGCAGTATCCCCGCATGACCTATTTCGATTCGTATGCACGCAAGCCGGAGAAGGAGATCCAACGTCTCATGTTTCGTTGGAAGGATCAATGGGACGGAGGACACCCGAAGGAAATTCCGATGAAGCTCACCTACAATACCACCCGTCACCAGTTCAAGGAATCGGAGTGTGGAATGTATTGTTTACTGTTTCATCACGCGTGTTTGATGGACATTCCAATGGGCAAACGAGTGACGGACAGAGAGATGAATACCCTTCGCAGTCAAAAAGAGGAGGTTGGAGGAGTAAGCGTTGGAGCCTTCTTCAAATAATCGAGTGACTAATCAATGGAGACCGTGATTGCGATTGGCGCACTGGCTGCGGCTGGATACCTTATGGCAACCTCAGACGAAACCCACGCAATTCCTCGAAAGGGAAGGCTGGCTGACTATTACGTTCAGGGGAGCACGTTCGAAGATATTTCAACTGCACTGAAGAGTGGATATCGTCTGATTGAGCTCAACGTCTATTCCGACGCACAAGATCAACCAGTGGTGTCTCTCAAGCCTGCATATGATGGTGTCGCAACTCGTTCCTTCGAGTCGGCGTGTGTTGATATCGTGAATGATGCGTTTCCGTCCAAGGATCCGCTGATCCTCAGTCTCGCACTTCACACGGATAAGAGTTTTACATTGAATCGTGTCGCCTACCACTTGAAGACAACTGTTCGCAAGCACTTTACAACCGAACAAGTCGAAAAGATCCCCCTTGACCTTCTCGGAAACAGCATCATCATTGTATCGGGAAATGAGGCACGGGGCACAGAGCTAGAGCCGCTTCTCAATCTCTCGTGGAATGAAAGCAAGCTGCGCCGCCTCACGTATCAACAAGCGGCGTATCCTCGGGAGCCATCGGAGTTGCGGGCGTTCACCAAGGACAACATTGTAATTGTCGCACCTGATCAGTCCTTTTCGAAGGTGAAGGTCATGGACGACGTATATGGGTATGGATGTCAGTGGAATCTCTGCTCATCTCCTTTGGGGCAGCCTGGGTTCATTCCGAGGGAGTAGCAGCGAGTGTGGATTTGTTTCGTGCGCTTAAAACAAAATGGGAAATCCTTGGATTGAGCACGTTCAGAAGACGCGGAAGATGATCGAGCGCCGCACGGGCAAGAAGCTGGAGGGTTTCGAGGGAACCCAGGTGGCTATCCGCGAGGCGAAGAAGACATACACCAAGAAGGGAAGTGTTGGTAAGAAGGGTAAGACGGCGAAGAAGACCCATCGCCGCCACCGCAAGTCCTTCTATTAAACAAACGCCGAGCGCATAACAAGCACCGTAAGAACAACCAGCCCGACCATATACACTCTCATACACAGTGGAGTCTCTTCGACTCCATGTTTACGCGAGTAAACCTCCAGTTGTGATCCGTCGAGTACGCTTATGATCACGCTGTTTGGTATAACTTCCATTATCAAGTCGACGGCATGTTTTCCCGTGATAGGTTGATTTGACGCACCCGCTCTTGTAGTATGCCACATGATGTGTGTATCCCTTGAATGTGCGAATAGGCGACTTCGTTTTTGCGGATAGTTTTCGTAGAAGCCCATACATCCAGTGTAGGTATTCGGAACGAGACACGATGTCAATTGGATTTGCCTTCAAATAGGCAGTATACACCTTCCTCAGCTCTGGAAATGGATAATATGTGCGGAGCTCTTTCAGAAAGAACTGATGTGTATTGATATCATCAAACTCGGGTTTCTCCGGGTAGTTGTAGGCGATTGCGAACAGAAAATCGCGACCTGGAACCCCGTGAGGTTTGTTCTTCAGAAGCGCTTGGTATTTCAGGTGGACATCGTCATAGGTTGGATCGGGTTCGGGGAGAATAACAGATGGGTCTGTCTTTGCCTGTTCGACCAATTTATGGTTGACCATGCGATGAATCTCATACAACCAACGACCAGCGTTCTCGCCTTTCTTAAGGGGGTGTTTATGGATAAACGAGTGCGTGCTCTCTCGGCAGAACTTGCAGGGCAGAATCCGCGACATACTCGATAAGATCGCCGGATCATGTGACCCTTCTGCGATGAGATGAAATAACTGCCAACCCGAGGGTCCCCAGAACCGGGTATCCATTGTATTCAACGCATATCTTTCTCCGACAACCATGCAGCAATCTGAATTGTCATGGCGGCATCGGACACGGGGTTATGTGCCTTTCCGACAGGGAAGGCTTTCTTCAAACTCGCATCCAATTCTTTGGAAACACACTTGTAGGCTCCATCTAGTTTTGCGGTTCCGCATCGTTTCGTGAACTGCGGATTGCTTGTTGCGATATCAACTACACCGATAGGCTTGTGATACGTAATGTTATACTGAGAACATGCATACCTGATTGCATCCAAATCCATGCGACCCTTCACGATAACAACTGAATCCTTAATGTTCTGAGCAAATTCCGCCAGCCATGAGGTAGGCTTCAGGTGAGGTTTCACCATCTTATCCGCAAAGTAAGCCTTGACGCTGTCGTCGTTGTGTAGAAACTCCGGAGCCAGGTGTTCAGTTACTTCGAGAATATCGAGAATTTCGGATGTAGTGTTGGTTACGGTGGAATAACTGGACGATACACGATTGAGCTGACCAGGAGGAGGCGGGAGGACAACGAAGAATGGTTTAGATCGTAACCAGGAATCACCGCTTCGCGTGAGCTGGTATCCACCCACTTCTCGAGGGAGAAACATAGATCCTTTGTGCCAGAACTCGCAGTCAAAAGCGAGTAGCGATGTGGCTTTGCCAGCCAGTCTGTTCAGGGACTCACTCTTCACCCTCATTATGTCGTTCGCTGAAAAACATTCTGACCCACTCAATAAATGCTGGATACCAAGGACATCATCATTCTGACTGCGTCGTTCTACCTCGGAAGTGTGGTGGCTAGTTTTTTCAAGTCCCTGAATGACGGCATCCTTGTCCCCATCCTCGCGCCTGCGATCTCGGCGGGCAAGGGTGTGTCTGCGTTCACCATCAAGGTTGGATCCGCAGAACTCAAGGTAGGTCAGGTCATCGCGGAGCTGGTTAACCTGATTGTCTCGTTCGCACTGGTCGTCTTCACCATCGGACTCCTTCGCTCGTATGTCCTGACTCGCATTGGTGCGGGTCGTGGGGGCGCAACCTATTAAAAAATAAGGATTGAATAACAATGGAACAGCTTACATCTGCATGGAACAATGTGACGAGCAGCGCATCTTCGTTAAGGGATCGCCTGTTTGGTTGCGCGCCTACACAGCAGCAGGGTGGGCGCACCTACCGTCGCCGCCACAAGAAGCACAAGTCTAAGCATCACCGCACCGGAAGGAAGTCCAACCGCCCCTAGGCATCTTACCATACGCAGCCTCGAGACGCTTCTTTAACTCCTGCGGGGTGCCCTTATTCATCAGCTCGTTTGTCCGCTTCCACTCACTGAACGCACTGGTGATGCTCGACCAAGATGACGGCTCATGCTCCTGCTCATCGACCCTCAACTGTGCATACATATGAATCTTCTCACGGAGGAACTTGGCGATCACGTCACTGTCCTCCCTGTATTCGGCGATATACTCCATAACCTTCTCCGGTGGCACGAGCTTCTTCAGACCCCTACCCTCTGTGAAGAGATGAATCAGATAACTGAGGAACGCCGTCGCCCATGGCTCACTCATACAATTCTGCTTCATGTTCTCATCCATGGGCTTCTCGTGAGGAAGCTTGGGTGAGGAGACGAACTTCGTCGGGTAATTCACGACCACCAACCTACGCCAAGTGCCTCCGTCCTGAGTGTTGATCTTCGGCTTCTCATTGCACGCGAGATTGAAACGGGCTTGGAGCTCAAAGTCAATCATCTGCTTCGAACCTGCATACAGATCGCGAGCCGTGATCTTCTCCGACGAAGCAAGCTCCTTCATCAATCCGGTGTTCAGGGGCACCTGCTCATCGGGTTCCTGCATCGTCACGAAGCGGCGACCCTTCATACGCACCAACTCTGGGGCAGCCGCTGCAGACTTGTTACGACCCTGGGTCAACAATGAGATCGGCGCAGTGCATGCATAATCACCCATCGTAGTCGACATCAGGATCATAAGCATGGACTTACCGTTCGATCCCTCGCCGGTCAGGATGTGGAACTTCTGCGCGTCGTTCTCCCCTGACAGTGAGTTTGCAAGGTAGGATAAGAAGTAGGTTCGAACATCCTGATCAGGAAGGATATCATTCAGAAACTTCTGCAGCTGAGACCAGCACTCGTGCTCGTAATACTTTACGCTGGGATTGTAATCCAAATTCGTGCAGAATGACATATAATCCTCCGGCTTTCCATCTCGAAACGTAGGTGGCATTGTGGTCATATCCAGAACTCCATTCCGGAAGGCAATCAACCGCTTGTTCTCATCCACCTTGCCAACGAAATCCTCATCGAGAAACAGCTCGCGGCACTCATCCATCACGCTCTTCTTGAAGCCTGTCTTCTTCAACTTCACAATAATATCGGAGTAGGACTTCTTCTTCTTCTCAGCCGTGCAGGATTGACACTCAGATGCATTGTGACCATCATCCCGCGGGTTACACTCGGGAATCGTCTGAAGCTCACGCTCCATGTCCAGAACAAACCTCCGGTATTCCTTCGTTACATCGTTCGACAGTCGAAGCTGAAGGGAGATACCTCGATCAGTCTCCCGCCAGATGTGTCCGATAAACCGATACCACACACTGGCGCTGAACTTCGCACACTTGAACTCATCACGATACATTGCATAGACCACCTGTGCTACATCGTGCTCAGTCTGCGTAGCGGCTGAATCCTTGATCAACCGATCGATATTAGTCTTCTCAATCTCCAGGTAGCGATTGAGGTTGTCGTTACGAGACCAGAAGCGAAGACTGCCCACCCCCAACTTGTTACCATCATTCCTGAAGCCAATTGACATCCACTTGGACTCGGTTTCTCGGAAATCATACTTCTCCTGCGCCTTCTGACTGAATGAATGCCAGACCTCATTGAGGTCGGGATGAATGTTCTTCAAACAGATGCAGACATCAAGCCAGTCCTTATACTCGATATACCGAGTCTCCGCAAGGTTATCCACGTGATCCGCATAATACTTACGCAATGCATCGGTCAGAGGCTGCTGATAGATCACTCGGTTTGGAGACGAATCACGGGATCCCGGGTCACCACGCTGAGCCGGACGACCCCGTGCCGGAGTCACTGCGCGACCGCCGGAAATCGGTGCACGATTCGCCAACTCGCGCTCGGCAGCGGCACGCAGATCTGAGCCTAGCTGAGTCGGTGGACTGCCGATTGCGCCGGGAGTCTGCAGTGAGAACTTCTTAACCAACTCAACCGTCACGTTCTTGTCGCGATCCTCATCGATCGCAACCTTCTTATCCTCCGGATCCCATTCCGCTACATACTTGACCTTGTAGGGTGCCGGCTCGCCACCATGCTCATCCCACTTCTTCGATCCAAGCATCGGCCACCAGGTGCACTTCCGGGTGAGCGGCGTTTCATCGTATGCAGCACGCCACCCCTCGGACACTGGGACCTCTGGGAAGAAGGTCTCCATTCGAGGGAGAAGAGCAACGCGAATTGCCTGTTCCGTTCGTGCATCCGCAATAAGGCTGGGCACCACGATGTGAATACCCGACTTGGTCAGGTTCTTACCTGGATACCATGTCGGAAACGCCTTCTCCATCACATACACATCCGTCACCTCGCTAATGACCAGATACTTCGCAACCTCCGTCATATAGGCTTCAATGAACGCCTTGGTATGCTCGCGCGTGTGAAATGGAGTTGAGTGCTCCCCCTTGTAGTTGAGATCAAGGTCAACGCGAAGAGGCGCAAATCCCTGAGATATCTTCTCAAAGAGAGTTGGCGTAGGATACGGAACGTTGATATACTCGCAGTATAACTCTCGAAACTCCGCCATTTCTTCGGGTAGAATTCGGTAATTGATTCGAGATCCACCCAGCTGGTGAGTCTCCTGACCACTTCCGCTCTCCGAGACGCGCTTTGCAAGAAACTTAGAAAGGCGGGAAGTGTTCTGCATCGTTGATTAATAGCCCGACAAGTTGCCAGCAGCCTTTTCCTTTTGAACGCACCAATCTGTATTCTGACGTTTAAAACGAAACCTGTGTTTGATAGCAAACAGTGTAACAAATGAAGTTCTGTATCAAGTGCTCTAATTTCCTGTATGACATCTCGGAGCGTGATGGAAAGGCTTACCTGAAGTGTCGGGCATGTCCGTATGAGGAGGAGGTTCCGAAGGAGAATCCTGTTGTGTATGAACACGATCTCCAGCAGGATACATCGGTTCAGTATTCGATTAACCCATACTTGAAGTATGACCCGACACTTCCGCGGTTCAAGACGATGGTATGTCTGAATCCTGCCTGTGCTACGCAGGGAAAGGAGTCGGACATTGTAGGCGTGAAGCTTGACTCGGTAAATGTAGTGTGGATGTATCAGTGCGCAGTTTGCGATGCAATGTGGAAGCAGAACGCCCGAGCGTAGCCCTTTACGCCCGTGTGATTGCAGGATTGCTTGGTAGGTAGTTGCCACCACCCCTGCCCGCGTTCTGATTAGCGTTCTGGATCAGGTTCGTCTGAAGAACAACCAGACCATTGGTTCCAGATGTGCGAGCAACTGGTCGGCTAACCACGCCTCCGAGAACGCCACCACCGCTGAGGATTCCAACCTGCGAAAGATTTTTAGGGTTGGAGCGGTTCATAACAACTTGGCGGGCGGAAACACGAGCAGGGACAGCCTGACCCCTTGCCGTGTAGCTCATAGCAGACGCCTGAGTCACTGCATTCAGGTACTGTCCGGCGCCCTCGTAGCGTAGAACGTTACGAGCTTGAGGCACTGCGGCACGGTTGGCGCTAGGATTGGAGACGACTTGTGCCTTCACAAAACTCAGGTAATCGGACGCAGACCGAGTAGGCATTGTTCTCAGTCCAGGAAATATCTCGGGACTCCGGGGAATAACTTAGATCTGCTCTGATCGGCGCCGCCCGTGCTGGTTGAGTTACCACGCGTGTTAATGATGAACGACGCAACAGAACTTGAAGATGACCGGAGAGACTCTCGGGTTGCAAGCGCTTGCGAAGACGTGATGGAAGGGAACTGGACAACCTGACCAACTCGCGAATACTTCCATCCGAAGAAGCTGTTTGCTTGCGCACTACTTTTTTGATATTGTGTGAAGTCAGATGCAGCACCACGGATGATCGGCATTTATTGAAAACGAAAGAGTATGTTCCTAGACAAGAGAAAGACATGTCCCATGCCAAGACCGATCATCCTGAGGTAAGTCCTGTCTTTCGTCCCGAGGTTGTAGAGGCATTGAAGACTCCCCGAATCACCACGCCGTATTTCCGAAAGTATGAATACGTTGCACTCATGGCTGCCCGTCAACAGCAGATTGCCGAGGGCGCGAAGCCGCTTGTGAGCCTAGATGGGCTCAGGACAAGCGATCCGCGTTTCCTTGATCAGGTCGTGAAGCGTGAGATCGAGCAGCGTAAACTTCCCTTCCTGTTCCGTCGTCAGATGCCTAATGGGACATCCGAGTTCTGGTCAGCTCAGGAGCTCGAATTGGCATGGTGAAAAAACCCCAATACATTCTGACCTGACGTCGCAGCCATCATCACCGAAAAGGCTGAACTGAACCCAAGAAATGCGTGCATGAACATGTGCCACCTCGTTGCTATCACTGGATTTGAATCCCATGCAAGACATGCATATTTTTGCCCGTAATAATAGATGGTTGTTGCACATGTCATAAACAGGCCATACACTGGCAGAGAATATGGCGCCCACTGGGCAGTTGTCCATACCATCACAAGATGTGCGATGTGAGCAAATGCAATATCAATAGGTAACATCCATGAAAACTGAGGTTTGGTTGCGTGATAGAACGAAGAGACGAGGTATGTGCCGAACACCAGCCCTCCCGGTACGTATGCACGTAACGCGATGGCTGATAAAGATGGAATGAGAAAGAAGTGGCTTGAAGCCACCAGAGCCCAATTTGGCATACACCCTTCACGATTTTTGCGTGAAAGCAAGGAGAATGGACAGCGTCGATGTGAGAGACGTGAATGCGTGCAAGAATCCATGCCACCACGTGGAAACAGCTGGATCTGAATCCCATCCAAGGATTTTATGATGATACCCGTAATAGTGAACCGTTAGCGGACATGCAAGGAAACACAGATAGAGTGGAATTGAATACGGAGCCCATTTGAGACTCGTATACACTGCGCATAAATTCGCAATCTGTGCAAACGTCATATCCGTATACAGAATCACAGTAGACATTGGCTTCGTAGAATGATGAAGAACCGATGATAAGTAAGTGCCAAAGACCAGCCCCGCGCATACGTATTCACGTGAATTCACGTAGGCAGCTACCGGTAGAAGAATGAAGGTGCTCGTCCCCACCAGAACCCAGTCGGGCATTATTACACACTCGTAGGCGGTCCAGAAAGCTTCTTCAGGTCCTCCTCCGACGGGGGAAACAGCAGTAGCGGCTTCACGGGGGGTGGAGTGACCATATACGGCGGATCCCTGCGAAGATCTCCGTTCGCCATCTGGACATCTACCGAGTCAGGTCCAAAGCGGCTCACGTCTGGTTGATAGGTAGATACGAGACCAGGAGAAGCAGCCTGTATCAGTAAATACAACGCAAGGGCAAAGAGTAGCGCCGCAACCCAGTAAACTGTCTTTGACTTGACCTTCATTGTTCTAGTCTGCGAAAAACGAACTGTTCAATTCAAATAAGAACAGAGTCATGGATTTCCCGATTCCGATCAAGTGCTATACCTGCAACCTCCCGATCGCCGGTAAGTGGAAGGAGTTTAACCGATTAGTCAAGGACTATCGACGCGCAGATGGTCGCGCTCCTGACTCTGAATTGATGTATCTCACGACGAGCACAAGCGTAACGGCTGAGGGTCGAGCGCTCAATGATCTCGGTCTTACACGTGAGTGTTGTCGTCGGCATCTGTTGACTCATCCAGGAGTTTGAAAGGGAATTAGTTCTGTGCTCATAACAAGTATGTCCTCGTGTAGCGAGTTCCTTGTCCGCCAGCAGCTTCGTGCTCCGAAATATATTGATACACGCCCCAAGATGACATGTGGACAGATGATCGAGATCCAGCGTCAACAGGCTTCGTCTGCGGTGTATGAGCAGTTTTTGCCTGCGACCGCATGTGTATCGACGCTCAACGCTCCGAGCACGCGCACAGCGTCTTCGTTCACGGTTGCGCGTGGTCACCGTGTGAAGGATGCATCTGCATTCACAACCTATGCATCGTCAAGCTCAACGGCTGCAATGTGGAATACCGCGAACGATAAACAGTTTGCGCAGCAGATTAAGCCGGGTGTCTCGCAGATGCTGCGGGGTCGTGCTGTCGATGGCGGCGACGGCAGTGGTCTTGGACTTCAGACAACAGGTCCGGGTGCGGGTCGTGTCAACCAGATTCCGGAGTTGCAGGATAAGATTCTGCTGTCCACACTCATTTCAAACACAGACCCGAATTATCGCAAGGA